TTATTCTCTCTCTCTTTTCAATTTACCCGTTGAAAATAAACCAAATGACCCCCCCTTTAATTTATCCGCAGTAGTATCGTATATGTAAGTGTTGCGATAATTTTTTTTTAGTTATGAAAATAGACAAGAAAGCCATGGAAGAATCAGTCACCGACACAATGCTAGGTGCAGCTTTTAACTTCCCAATCTCATGGGCCACACTAGCAATCTGTTTGGCATTTACAACTGACTCGCTGAAGATCGCTGTTATACAACTTATGGTTTTAACATTAGCTGCAATTATAAGACGTTATTACACTCGCTTATATTTCAAAAACAAAGAATGAAATACTCAGCCAAACAAGAACAAGAATTAATGACCGACATCTGGTCGCCTGCTGTCAAAGACAGTCCACTAAACTTCGTTAAGTTCATCTTCCCCTGGGGTCAGAAAGACACCCCCCTCGAAGATTTCACTGGCCCAAGAGCATGGCAAGAAAAAATTTTATTAGAAATTGGCACACACATACAACGCAACCATGGCAAAGTCACACCAGAGATGTTCCGCCTTGCCGTAGCATCCGGTCGGGGTATCGGTAAATCAGCCTTAGTCGCTTGGCTCATACTCTGGATGCTCTCTACCCGCATGGGGTCAACCATCATAGTCACCGCCAACACTGAACAACAGCTGCGCTCAAGAACCTGGGCGGAACTCGGTAAGTGGCTCACCCTCGCTATCAACTCGCACTGGTTTAATAAGACAGCCACCACGATCAAACCCGCAGGCTGGTATGAAGAAGCCCTGATCCGAGACTTGCAAATCGACACTGGCTACTACTACGCTCAAGCCCAACTCTGGAGTGAAGAAAATCCCGATGCTTTCGCTGGTGTGCACTCCAACTACGGTGTCTTATTAATCATGGATGAAGCCAGTGGTATTCCATCACCCATCTATTCAGTCTCGGAAGGTTTCTTCTCCGAACCAACCCAAAACAGATTTTGGTGTGCTTTCTCCAACCCCAGAAGAAACACTGGTCCGTTCTACGACAGCTTCCACTCTAACAAGAAATACTGGCACACCGAACAAATTGATTCCCGTTCAGTCGAAAACACTGACACCCAACTATTCAATCGTATGCTGGAACAATACGGAGAAGATTCAACCGTTGCTCGTGTTGAAGTCCTCGGAGAATTTCCACGAGCCGATGATGATGCCGTCATCCCTATCGAACTAGCGAGAGCTGCCGTTGACCGAGATGTGAACATTACCGCTTCCGATCCAATCGTCTGGGGCTTAGACGTAGCCAGGTTCGGTGGTGACAATACTGCCCTCTGCAAACGCCAAGGTAATACTGTTACTGAAATTAAAACTTTTAAATCTATGGATTTAATGCAACTATGTGGAGCGATTAATAACGAGTATGAAGAATGTACGGCCTTAGAAACACCGCAAGAAATCCTAATAGACTCCATTGGTTTAGGATCTGGGGTGGTCGATAGACTAGCTGAACTCAATCTACCCGCCCGAGGGGTGAATGTGTCAGAGTCTCCCGCCAGCAAAAAGAAATTTATTAATTTGCGAGCTGAACTTTGGTTTCAAATTAAAGAGTGGTTGGCCCAACGTAACTGCCGACTACCCAGCGATGATGAATTGATAGCTGAATTGGTTGCACCTAGCTATTCATATAATTCATCAGGTAAGATAAAAATAGAAAGTAAAGAACAAATGAAGAAACGTGGACAGAAGTCACCAGATAAAGCTGACGCTCTAGCGTTGACAATGGCAAGTTCTGCCGTAACTTTTTCGGGAAATTCGTCATTTATGGGGTATAATTTCAAAAGACCACTCAAATCAAAAATTTTTCGAGTAGGATAATTTTATGAAAGAATACAAAGATCAATTAGAAAATGCAAGCTATGATGACTTAGAAAGCTGCATCAAATCCGAATACGATGATGCCAAAGATTATATTGACCAAGTAGGCGAAGATAGAGCCGAAGCGACAGAATATTATCTTGGCCACGAACCTGAAGGTACAAGCGAAATGCAATCTGAATTTGTCTCAACTGATGTCAGAGACACAATCCTATTTATGCTACCTTCCATTATGCGAACTTTCTTTGGTACTAAGAAATCCGTAGAGTTCGTACCAACCAATCCAGAAGATGTACCGATAGCAGAACAACAAACCAATTACATAAACTACATCATTCAAGAAAAGAACAATGGTTTTAAAATATTCTACGATGCTTTCAAAGATGCCTTGATTAGAAAGACTGGTTATGTCAAAGCCTTCTGGGATGACAGCATATCAGTTAGCAACCATGAATACACAGGTTTAGATAAACAATCTAGAGATGCACTACTACTCGATAAAGATGTAGAGATAGTAGAAGAAAAAGTTGAAACAGAAATGATGATGGTCATGGATGAGATGACAGGCGAACAAGTTGAGCAAGAGTTTCCAGTCCGTTACGATCTTAAAATTAGAAGAGTCAAAAAGAAAAACCAAGTGGTTATTGAATCAATACCACCTGAAGAAGTTTTAATCTCCAGAGATGCTAGAGATTTAGAATCAGCAAGCTACGTTGCTCACCGTATGATTAAGACAGTGAGCGAGTTAGTTGCTATGGGTTACGAACAAGAAGATATGGAACAGTATGCAGGGTCAGGCAATATGCTTGATGCAGATTCTTACGATGAAGAAAATGCTAGAAACCCATACGCTAACGATGAATTTGATAGCCCTGATCCAAAAAACAAAAACGTATTATACGTTGAACATTATTTAAATTATGATTTAGATGGCGATGGCATAGACGAACGAATTAGGGTTTGTACTGCTGGTAACGGTGTAAATGTGGTACATGTCTCCCCTTGGGATGATCTACCAATAGTTCTCTTTTCTCCTGATCCCGAACCACACACTTCGATTGGTAGTTGTCCAGCAGATTATCTAATGCCTATTCAAAGAGCAAAATCTCAGATTATGAGAGACACACTCGACAGTTTAGGTCACGCCATCTTCCCAAGAATGGGTATAGTAGAAGGACAAGTCAATGTTGATGATGTCCTCAACACCGATATTGGTCAGCCGATTAGAATGAGAGCACCAGGTATGGTCCAACCATTCGCTGTACCTTTTGTTGGTAAAGAAGCCTTCCCAGTTTTGGGTTACTTAGATGAATCAAAAGAAAACCGTAGTGGTGTTTCTAAAGCTAGTGCTGGTTTAAACGCTGATGCTCTACAAAGCTCAACTGCTCAAGCAGTCTCAGCCACAATGTCAGGAGCACAAGGCAGAATAGAACTTATATGCCGTCATTTCGCTGAAAGCGGTATGAAAGCATTATTCAAATTGGTTTATCGTTTAATCATTAAACACCAAGAACAACAAGAAATGGTCAGACTTAATAATAGTTTTGTACCAATAGATCCACGTTTCTGGGATGCTGATAAAGATGTGTCTATTAATATAGCTCTCTCACCATCAAGTGATGCAGAGAAAGTTAATTTCTTGTTACAGCTTTCCCAAAAGCAAGAACAAATCCTACAAACCCTAGGTCCAAGTAATCCATTGGTATCACTACAACAGTATGCCAATACTTTAGGCAAGGTGATTGAGATGTCAGGCTTCAAAGATGTTGATGCCTTTATCAATCCTCAAGTACCACCTATGCCACCACAACCTGAACAGCAAAAACCTGATCCTGCTGAAATGTTGGCTCAAGCTGAACTACAGAAAGCTCAAGTCCAAGCTCAGAAGGCTATGATAGATGCTGAAACAGATCGTATGAAAATCTTAATGGAAGATGATAGACAACGTGACGAAGCTGAAGCAGACATGATGATTAAGTCTGCTGAACTACAAGCTAAATTTGGTGCACAGATCAATCAGGCTGAAATTAAAGCTCTGATGGAACGTGATAGAGAAGTAATTAGACAAGTTGCTAAAACACAAGCACAAGGATTATTTAACAATGGCGGACAACAAGGCAACCAATAAAAGTTATTTTATTGAAATACAAGACGGTGATGAAATCTACACAGGCGAGAACATCACTGCTCAAAACAAAGAAGAAGCAGAACTAAAAGCTATGATCTTATTTGGCTTTTTACTTTCTGATGATGCAGAAATAATTACCTTTGAGGAAAACAAAATACATTAATGAAAGACTCAAGGTTAAAAAGAACAGGTGTGTCTGGTTTTAATAAACCTAAACGTACACCAAGTCACAAAACCAAGTCTCATGTAGTTGTTGCTAAAGAAGGCGATAAAATTAAAACTATTCGCTTTGGTCAGCAGGGCAAAACAG